TTTACGTTCATCTTGCTTGTGTCGCTTTGCTTGTTGTTTTATTCTTCCTTCCCTGCCTTTTCGGTCGGGTCGGTGTCTTCCTTCTTATCGCCTCCCTTGGTGTTGGCTGTGGGCTTCTTCCCAGCGGTCTCATCTGAACCGCCAGTAGGCTGCTTGTCTGCTGTTGCGTCTGCTGGCTGCTCCTTGTTTTCGATGAGTTCCTCTTCGGGCATCTGCTGAAAGTAGCCCTCCATGTGTGGGAATCGGTCGAGGTATTCCTTCGCTACCTTGTCGGTCAAGTTCTCGTTTGTGAAAATCTTTCCATGGTAGAAATCGGGGCAGGAGATGATGAATCCTGCCTTCATCACGTAATTACATTGTTTTGGCATAGCCTTTTCTTTTTTGAGTTTCAAATAAATTTCAATCAATGCATCGTGGTAACACTGCTGGCAGGTCGTTGGCACGAACCGCTTTCGTGTTACCTCGAAATAAAGAGTTTCGATAGTCGCCTTGTCGGTGGGGCTGAAGGGCTCGTCGAAACGCTCCCTCAATTCCTCCACCTTGGCTTTCGCTTCCTCGTAGGTCATAGGCTCTAGCCTCCTACGGCTGTTGTGAGACTGGCATACTTCGCCGCTGTCTGTTCGCTGCTGGTGTCGTAGAAGAAATAAGCTGCCTTTGGCACGCTCTCTTCCTCCAGTGTAATGAGCCAGCCGCCCTCTGTGTCGTCGCTGTACTTGTCGTTCTCGCCTGCACTTGCCTTCAATGCTTGCGCAAAACCGAACACTTGATACTCGGCTTTTCCGTCCGAGCCCTTGGAAAGGTTACGGAGAATAACCACGAACTTTCCGTTCGCCAGTCCGTCGATGATGTTCGCACAAACATCGGGTGTGTTCGCCAATACAACGATGGCGATGGTGTTCTTCCAGCTGTTGCGATAGGTGCCGACGGTGAGTTCCGTCTTGGCTCCAGTGAACGGCTTGCTACCCTCTTGACGTATGGCGTAGGCTTTCTTGCCAGTCTTCAAGACGATTGCGCTGATAAGATTACCCTCCACGATGGTCTTGGTAAAGTCGATGTCGTCTCTGTTGATGATAAGTCCATCGCCCTCAAGTCCCTTCGTTACTTGGTCTTCGCAAGGGATGATGATGTCCTTGGCGATAAGGCTCTCGCATGTGTTTGCTGTCATATTCTTTAAATCTGCTTTAAATTGTTATATCCCCACCGCCTTTTCGGGCGATAGGGATTTTTGATAAAGACTTAATACATGCTGAAGATTTGGATTGATTTAGTACGCAGCCCAAATCATGTCCTCTTCAAGGAGTGCTGTGCCAATCTTGCCAGTTGCGTACAAGTAGTTGCGTCGCTCCTTCTGGTCGAACCAAATATCCAAATCACTGATAAGAGACTCCGCATCGGTGCCCACCATAAGGTGTTTAGGATTGCAGAATACCGCACGGTGTGGAAGGTTCACGGTTTCCGTGCCCTTCTCGTATGCGTTAATCATTCTGTCCCAAATGCCGACACGTGCAATCTTGATGCCGTTATACGTGGCTACATCGAAACCATCGAATACCTTCTCCCATGGCATGCGGTCATGGTATGTCTGCTTGATGTCGTAGGTCAGTGCATCCGCAAGACTGCGTGTCATAAGGAGCACCGCCTTGCTGTCGTCAATGATGCGGCTGTCAACGTCCATCAACATGCCGTCGATGAGTGATGTTGCCACACCCTTCTTGCGAATGGCTGAAACCTGCGATGCCGCTGTGGGCTCGCTGTTGGCTGCGATGGTGGTGTGGTTCTTGCTAGCAGTCGCTGTAAAGATAAGTTTGAACAAACCATCGCACACGTTGAACATGCTCACGTCCGAGCCAGTGGTAAGCTTGCCGCCACCCGAGCCCGACAAGGCTGCCGCTGTATCGCTAAACCAGCCGAATCGCCAAATCATCTGCTGGATGGCACGCTGGAGTGCGTCGGTGTAGATTGCCATAAAGTCGGTGCTGGAAAGGTCGCCAATGGCTGTGCCAGTCTTCAAGCTGTACTCTGCGATAGTGCCCTTCAATGCCTCGTAACAAATCTTAATTGGGATTTCCCACTGTCCGAGTTTCCAACGCTTCATCGAGTTGGCGATGCCCTTCTCCTCGTAGGTAGGGTCGCAACCTCCACCCTTCTTTCCTACCATCTCCATCTCACCGATGAGAGCGATAGGGTCGTCGTTCTTGACCTTGACGATGTTCACGAAATCGGAGAAATTCTCATCTTGGTAGAATGTCTCTTGAATCGCATCCTTGATACTCGCAAGGTTTTCGGGCTGGAGGGTCAGTTTCTCCAGCTGCTGTTTTGTAAATGTCTGTGCCATTATTTTTCTTGATTTAATGGGTTATTAATTACTTCTTCTTGCCGTGGAGCTTCTTCAGCTTGGCTTTGATAGCCTCCTTGCCCTCTTCACGGCTCATCGGTGCGTTGTCGCCCGCACCCTTGCCGCTTGGCTGTCGCTGCGCTGGCTGGTAGTGGCTGCTATAGCCTGCCAGTACCTTCTCCGCACCTCCTGCCATCTTCACGGCATTCAAGATACGCATGTCTTCCTTGCTCTTGGCAAGTTTCTGCGCACCTGCGAGCTGCGCCTTGGTGTCGGTCAGTTGCTGTTTAAGTGCTGCGACCTGCTGCTTCAGCTTGGCTACGGTCTCGTTGTCGGTCGTTGATGCGCTGCCGCCATCGTCGCCACCGTCTTCGTTCTCATTGTCTTCGTCGCCACCCTCGTCGCCAGTCTGAATGTCTGTGATTACACCGTTCTCCACGACGATGGTCTTGCCGTCGGGCATCTCAAAGGTGCCATCGGGGCTTGCCTTGTCGCCAACTTGTGGGTCGCCTTCCTCACGTTCTACGGTCAGGACCTGACCGTCCGCTGTGTTGAGTTCCATCGCCTTTGGCTCTACCTTGGCTTGTGGCTCTGCCACCGCCTGCTCTGCTTCCTCAAGTGTCTTCACGCCCAGCTTGGCGAGAATCTTGTCGAGGAGCGAAGCCTTCACTTCTGTTTTCTTCTCCATTGCTTTTGGATTTTTTTGTTTGGAATTAATAAAGTTCTCTATATTGCGTTTACTTACGCTTGCGCTGATTGCTGGCACGGTGCTGCTGATAAGTCCTAGGCGCAAAGCCTCGCTGGTGTTGATGAAAATATCCTTATCCATGAGTGTTTGAATCTCTTCTCGGTCGCACTCGCACCGCTCCACGTATGCATTCACCATCTTATCCTGCCACATCTGCATCTCCTCTGCTTGGTTGGCTAGGTCTTTGGCGTTCAGCTGGTCGCCCAAAGCCCATCCAGGCACCCACGGATTGTGCAGAAGGAAGGCTGCATTCTCGTAAGCCTTGCGGCTCTCCTTCGGTGCTGCCAACATGATGATGGTCGCCATCGATGCAGCCTTCCCCTCGATGGTGCAGGTTATCTTCTTGCCGCTCTGTCTCAATCGGTCGTAGATAGCCCAGCCCTCCACGACGGAACCACCATTGCAGAATATCCTCATGTCGATGGTATCGTCATCTTTCGGTATGCTTGCAGCGAAAGCATCTATATCTTGAAAGCAAATGCAGTCACCACCCCACCATTGATACCAAAACTTGTTGTCTTGACTGTCGATGTCGTTGTATATCCTTAGTTTTGCCATTGATTTTCTCTGATTTTAAGTTCTTTCGGTTGCAAAGATACGATTTTTCGCAATATGTTTGCTCCTCAAACAGTTAATTTTTCAAAATAAGCCAAAATTTTGCGCTCTAAGACGTTTTTCATGCCTTGGGTGTGTAACTTTACCACCTTTGGCTAAAAACCGCTTAGAACGCAAATTTTGATGAAATAACTCAATCTTAAAGCCTGCCGATATTCTCTATCGTCTGCACCCTTCGCTGGGTGCGGTCTATCTCCTCAACGCTCACTACTGGCTGTGGTGCCATCATGTAGCCCCTCGCAACCGCCGCCGCAAGCATATCCATACCGATTTGGCTTCCTTGGCTGTTGGCTACGATTGGAACACCGCCTCCCAGCTGGTTGAACGCGGACAAAATCGGGCTGAACATACTCGTCGCCTTGGCTGTCATCACGCTTTCCCCGTTCGAAAGCCTTGCTGGCACGCTGTCGCTCGTTCCAGTGCCGCTTCCTTGAACGTAACCACCGACCGAGAATCCCTTGACGAGTGCCTTAGCCCCTGCAAAGGCTGCGTTGATTATTGCCATGAGTGCAGCCGTGCTCGCCACACCTCCCCACGACTTGCTGGCTATTTCCTTAGCCAAAATCTGCGCATAGTAAGCGTCGATTGCTATCTTGATTGCGTCCAAAAGGCTTGTAAGCATGGATTTGAGGAACGAGTGCAAGGACTTGTCTTCACTCTCAAAGAAATCTGCCAGTCCGTCGCCCATGGTATGTATCATGTCGCTCATCATCTTCAACTGGTCTTCGGTCAATTGCGCTTTCTTCTTGTTTTTCTTTTCCTCGATTTCCTCTTCGGTGTCCGCAAGTTCCTGCTGCAACTGAATCTGCGCATCAACGTTCTCTTGGGTCATTGACAGCTTGCTCTGAAGAAAGGCCTTGT